CCGACGATCAGTGTGCGATATGATCCCAATGAAACGGCAAGAACTGGTTCACAAATAGCTAGTTTGATATCAACGAAAGTTTCAGAGTATGAAACTGCTAATCTAAATACATTTGATGGCTCATTCAGGTTATCACGGTTCTTAGATACGGTGGATAATGCAGAAACATCTATTGTAGGTTCTCAGGCAGATATAAAGGTCGAGCGTAGAATACAACCACAGTTGACAGGGAAACAATCATACACGATACAGTTCAATCGTGCCATTTATCATCCTCATGCGGGGCATAAGTATGCGCTCAGCAGTTCATCTTTCACGTTTAAGAATCGTGTCGGTTGTTACTTTGACGATGACGGTAATGGATTGTTACGGATTTACTACTTTGCAGAAAACAGAAGAATATACGTTGAAGATAATGCAGGAACTATAGATTACGAAACAGGAAAGGTTGTTTTAACTAATTTCCTTCCTAATGCCTATGTTGGAGACGACCTAAGTATTATTGTTGAGGTTGACTCATATAATATCACTCCTGTGAGAAATCAAATACTTTTAATTTCTGGCACCTTAATAGATGTTGTTGATGATGTTACAAATCTTCGCGCATCGAGATTGGAGGCAACCACCTTAGGAAGCACAACTTCACTAAATCAAACTGGCGTTCAAACTGTAACATCATATTAGAATCATGGCTATTATCGGAGCAGAGGAAACTATAACAAAAATATCTTCGCTCGTAGAGTCTCAGTTTCCTGAGTTCATGCGCGAGGATGGACCTCGTTTTGTAAACTTCCTCAAAGCATATTACGAGTTTATGGAGCAAGCATCGACCGACAATGGTCCGATGCCTATTCATGGTGCTCGTAGTTTACCTGATTATGCCGATATTGATCGAACACTAGATCAGTTCGTTGAGGAGTTTCGTAAACAGTTTATGACCTCCATTCCTCGGAATGTGCAGGCTGATAAGAGGCTTCTATCAAAATATATTTTAGATTTCTATCGCACTAGAGGTTCTCAATACTCATACGAAACATTGTTCCGAGCTTTATTCGATGAGGATATTTTATTTTATTATCCTGGTGAGGACATATTACGTGCATCGGATGGACGTTGGATAAAAACAACAACAGTGATAGTCGGTGCGCCGTTCGCAGGAAACCCAGATGATTTCGGTGGTAGAGAAATAACAAGTTCTAGTGGTGGTACAGCTACAGTCCTTGAGGTTTATCGATTACAAATTAAAGGAACAGTTGCATATGTTCTGACCCTTGATAATGTTAAGGGAACTTTCAAAGATGCTGATACAGTAACAGATTCTGAGGGAACCTCTGCTGAAATTACATCAACATCTGGAGCGTTGGTTGAGATAGATATCGTTGATGGCGGTGGTTTTCATAATGTTGGCGATGTGATAAACATAACAGGTGCAACGAGCGGTGCTTCTGGTATAGGTATAATTCGTGCAACGACTACGGATACAGCTCTAACTGCTAGGATCGTCGACGGTGGATCGGGATATGAAGTTGGTGCTAATAATACATTCACTGTAACATCAGATTCAGGCACAGGTTTGAGTATATCTGTTACAGGAATTGCTAATACCGCAACCGCAAATTTATCAGTTCAAACTATTGAACCTGCTGCATCGATACAATTAAATCAAGGTCCAAACTTTCAGGCTGGTCCGAACACTGCAACTTTACAGTCTCAATTTGCAACTGCCAATGTTGCAAACACATTGATTCAGGCATTGAAGTTTGAAAATTTCACATTCGGTGCTATATCAAATATCAGAATCGATGATGTGGGTAATGGTTATACAACTTTGCCTCCGATCACTGTGAGAAACCAGCGCATATTTGATCAGAATGAGGCAAGTAAATCATACAGCGGTGCCATACGTGGTGATGATGCAATTATAGTTGCGAATGTCGCTCCTGGAACTGCAGCGTTAATAGAAATTTCGAGCGGTGGCTCTACTTTCCAAAAGGGTGAAACTGTTACATTTTCGAATCAAAGAGTTCAAACTGATAGTGATACCATAACATTAGATCGGGATGGCAAAAGCGTAACGACCACGCATGCTGCACACTATGATGGCTCTGGTGAGGCTGTTGTTTCTGGTGTTATCAATAATCCAGGATCTTACTTTGACACAAAAGGTTTTATAAGTTGGGACAAAAAGCTACAAGATAATTTCTATTATCAAGAATATTCTTATGTTATTAAAGCGACATCACGTTTGAAACAGTATCGTGATATTGTTCAGAAAGTATTACATCCTGCCGGAACTAAACTGTTCGGTCAGGTTGAGATTGTTATAACTGCTAATCTGAACCCATCTGCGATATTCACGATACCGCTGGTTCATCCAGTTAGTGTCAATGAGGCAGCTAATGCTAATGGTGTTGTCACTCCTGCTGTTGTATTTGGTACTATCGCACAAAGTGAAGTTGCCAATGCTAACGGTGTGCCGAATGCTACAGTTGCCTTCGCTCCTGAAATTATCGAGCGAGCTAATGCTAACGGTGTACCTAATGCGACAACTGTAGCTGTTGGTGCACTCAATGAAGCTGCCAATGCTAATGGTGTTCCGGATGCTACTGTTGCATTTGCCCCTGCTGTTAATGAGGCTGCGAATGCTAATGGTGTTCCGAATGCTACTGTCGCCTTCGCTCCTGCTGTCAATGAAGCTGCAAACGCCAACGGTGTTCCAGATGCTGCAGTTATATTTAATCGGTCGATACCGACCGAATCTGTTAACGCGAACGGTGTACCAATCGCTGAACACTTCATACGAGATGAATATTTTGTCAAAGTTGTGTTCGCGAACAATGTTATATCGACACAACAAAGCACACAAGTTACATCGTTCCAAAATGCTCCGGTCGGCGCGTTCGATGGAAACCCAAGACTTGTTCAAGCAATCTCGCCGGATGCTGGTACAACAGCCTCCTTCAACGGCGGCACACTCAAAGCGAATACAGGAGCTCTCAGAGTTGGCGGTTTCGGAACCAATGTTATATTCATACCAGTTTCGACTGGCACACCAAGCGCAGTATTCACGGTCAACTCGATCTTCTCGAACACTGCATTCACGTTGCGTACTAACTTCTTGCCACTTACGGCAAATGCGAGATTCTCGTACAGTACTGCTTCATAAGAGTATAAATAGCGATAGAAATGTTAAACATTCTACGATTTACGTTTTAGGAGGTAATCAATATGACTGTAGAAAAAATAAATGTCACGGACTCAGCCGATGCTTCGGTTGAACGTGGTGGAACATTTGGGTCTAAGGTGGATCCTCATGGTTATTACACTTTCGAATGTGTCGGACCCGATGGTGGTCTGAAGTGGAAAGATGAGATTCATAACATCGTTGCCACTGTTGGTAAAAATGCTTTGCTCGACGTTTTCTTCGGCACTGGAGTTCAAGGTGCTGGTAAAACAACGTGGTTCATGGGATTGGCTAACTCTTCACCGACGGTTGCTGCTGGTGATACTATGAGTTCGCACTCAGGCTGGGCTGAAAAAACTGGTTACAGTCAGTCGGCTCGACCCCAAATCGCATTTTCGGCTGCTTCTAGTGGA